TTGCAACAGCACGCTGATGGGCTGGGCAAGGGGGTAGCAATACCTCCCGGCTGCAAGGGAATTTTCATCAGCTGGCACCCTGCCGGGCACCTTGGCAGGGGGCGAGATCCAAGGGTGCTGGCCGTCGATGCAGCGTGCGCCTGCGCGGCACCGATGGCGAGATCCAAAACAGAACGCTAAACATGTAGATCTGCCCGAAGAAGGCTTGCGGACGCGGGTTCAATTCCCGCCAGCTCCACCACTATTGAAGCCCCAACTGTTCTCAGTTGGGGCTTTTTCTCGTCTGTTGGCGACAGTTCCCGCGTGTTTGCGCGGGTTTATGCGGACGCCTGCGGACTTCGCCGGTTGCCTGTCTGGCCCGTTCTCGCGCGCTTTTCGCTCTCTCCTGGCCATTCTTCTCCCGGGCTTCGCTCTCCGCGAATGGCCCGAAGTCCGCAGGGCGCCTGTCTGGCGCCTTTTGCAATCAACGGGTTACACGCGGACGGATCAAGGGGTTGGATTGTGTCATTGCCTACCCGGCGGGGACAACGCCGGTCACGGAAACGGGCAGATCCCGCCCAGCGGGCCCTCGCGCGCCTACCTGAGCCGGGCGCGCTGGTCATCCCACAGCGCTGGCGGATCCACCGCCAGGTCAAAGAGCGTGACGTGGTTGGGCAGGGCGTCGTCGAGGATGGCGGCCACGATGTCCGGCGCCAGCGTGGTCAGGTTGACCATCCGGCTCACGTAGCTGTTGTCGATCCCTTCCCGGGCGGCGATCTCCTTGAGGGACTTGGCCTCGCCCGACTCCAGCATGGCCAGCCAGCGGTGACCCCTGGCCAGTGCCAGCTGCAACGGCGTGGTGGCCGTGTCCCAGGGCCTGGCCTTGGCTGGTTCACCAGTCACCGGGTCGATCGGTAGCGTCACCAGCTTGCGCCCGCTGCGCCGCTTGATCTGGATCGGCACCGACAAGGTCAGCCGCCCATCGCTGGCCTCGATGACGTCGGGCTCGCCTGTCCTCTGGATGCGGATCTCGCTCATGCCAATGCCTCCTCGGGCTTGGCCGCGCCGGCTGGCTGCAGTTCCAGCACTAGGCGCTCGATGCCGTTGGCGCGCAGTCGCACCTCGAGGTCGTTGGGCGATACGATCACCTTCTCGACCAGCAGCTTGACGATGCGAGTCTGCTCGACTGGGAAGAGCTCGTCCCAAATGGTGTCGAGCCGCGTCATGGCGACGGTGACCTTGGCCTCGTCGAGGCTGGGGTCGAGCTCGATCGCGCGTGGCAGGACGTCGCCCAGGAGATCCGGCGATCGCAGGATCGAGCGCAGTTGGTCCAGCACGGCGGATTCAAGCTCTGCGGCCGGTAGCCGTGGCAGCCCAGACGCGCCCGCATGCTCCTTGTTCTCGCGCTGCGGCACGTAGTAGCGGTAGCGGCGACCGTTCTTCTTGGTGGTGTGAAACGGCGACAAAGCGCGACCGTCGTTGCCGAACACGATCCCCTTGAGCAGGTACGGCACTGTGGCCCGTGTCGCGTTGCCGCGAACCCGACCGTTGGTGGCGAGGATGGCGTGCACCTTGTCCCACAACTCTCGGTCGATGATCGGTGGATGCTCGGCCTGGTACCACTGCTCCTTGTGGCGCAGCTCGCCTAGGTAGGTCCGGTTGTTGAGCAGCTTGTAGATCAGCCCCTTGTCTATCGGCTTGCCGTCCCGGGTCTTGCCGTCCTGCGTGGTCCACGCCTTGGACGTCACGCCGTCGAGCTTCAGCTCCTTGAACAACATCGTGCCGGAACCCAGTTCAACGAAGCGCTGGAAGATGTGCCGGATGAGCTTGGCCTCGCGTTCGTTGGGCACCAGTCGGCGGTTCTCTACGTCGTACCCGAGGGGAGGCACGCCGCCCATCCACATGCCCTTGCGCTTGCTGGCGGCGATCTTGTCGCGGATGCGCTCGCCGGTGACCTCGCGTTCGAACTGCGCGAAGGACAGCAGGATGTTCAACATCAGCCGCCCCATCGACGTGGTGGTGTTGAATTGCTGGGTGACCGACACGAACGACACCCCGTAGCGCTCGAACACCTCGACCATCTTGGAGAAGTCCGCGAGGCTGCGCGTCAGGCGGTCGATCTTGTAGATGACGACCACATCGATCTTGCCGGCTTCGATGTCGGCCATCAATCGTCGCAGCGCTGGGCGTTCCATGTTGCCGCCCGAGAAGGCCGGGTCGTCGTAGTCGTCTGCGACCGGAATCCAACCCTCGGCGCGCTGGCTGGCGATATAGGCATGTCCCGCATCGCGCTGGGCGTCGATCGAGTTGTATTCCTGGTCCAGACCCTCGTCGGTGGACTTGCGCGTGTAGACCGCGCAGCGCATGCGGCGCTTCAGAACTTCGCTCATCGCCGGGCTCCCTTCTTCGCCGCTGTCTTGGGAGTGGCTGGCGCTTTGAGCCCGAAGAACAACGGACCTGACCACCGCGTGCCGGTGATCTCGCGGGCGATCATCGACAGACTCGGGTACATCCGGCCCTGGAAGTCGTACTGGCCATCCTGGGTCACGAGGACGCGGTGCTCGACGCCCTGGTATTCGCGGGTGAGCACGGTGCCCGCTGCTGGCCGGTAGTCACGGTCGCGCTTCTTGACCTTGCCGGTCTCGACCAGAGACGCGATGCGGCGCTTGTTGCGCTCCAGCAGGTTGGCGTCCACCTTGCGGAACTCCACCTCCTGCAGGCGGTAGGCAATGCGCCGTTCAAGGAACTGGCGGTTGTGGGTGGGTGTGTCGTCACCGAAAAGCCTCTGCCAGAGCGCTTTGATTTCCGGCATGGGAAGCTCGGGCAATCGCGCGATCTGTGAGGCCACCGATGGTGGCGCGGTGAACTTGTCGGTGTTGGCCTTGGCGGGCGTGCTCATCAGGACTCCGTTTCTGCGTTGTTGGCGGGGTCTGAATGAACGCGCTGGTGGCCGGAAAAGCCAAGCTCAAACTCGCTCTCCGAAGTCCGTCTTGCGGACGGGCGAGAGTCGGAGCCGCGAAGGCGGACGAGTCCATTTGCGAGCAACGACGCGATCTCACGTCGCCGCTGCTCCGGGGTCATCAGGTCGGGGGGAACTTGGTTGATCTCATGCATCGGTATCGGTCCTGTCCATCAAACTCGCTTGAATGGCGAAATTTTCCGGAGGAACCCTCACCGACACCATGAGGGAGTTTCGAGCGCCTGCGTGCTGGCGCTGGCTCCTGCGAAAACGCGACTGAATCAGGCCGTCAGGTGATGGGCCAGGACGGTCTTCATGAGCTGGTTGCCAGCCGGTGTTGAGCTCAGCACATCCCGGATCCGAGTTTTGATCTGGTGGGCATCCACGCCCGCCTTTGATGCCGCTTGCATCACGGCCGAATAGGCGTCGAGAACATCGGTGCCGGTGATTTCATAGCCGTGCCCGAGCGAGATCCACCGCAGCGAAGCAAGGCCGGCAGCGACCGCGAACTCAGGCTGGCTCTCGGCAAAGTCTCTGGCCGCGCGGGCCAGCGTGCGTGGATCGGTTGGGCTGGTGGTCGCCAGCTCGATGGCGAGGTTGAACTGGCCCGCATCCTTTGCGGCCGCGAACCACTTGCCCTCAGTGCCGGGCGTGCTGGCAACCAGGTCACGCAGGATCTGCTCTGGCGGCGTTTTTGGGTATTTCTTGGCGATGGCTCGGAACGTCGCCAGGTTGGTCGTGCCCTGGTTGGCTTCGATCGCGTAGCGCCGGTACGCATCTTCGGCCAAGCCCGAAGACAGGAGGATGGCCTCGCAAGCCTCAGCGATCAGCCAGCCGGGGTCGTTCAGACCGCGCGATTGCTCGGCGTAACGCACCGCCTCCGCCTTCTTGCCCATCGCCGCCAGTGCTTTGACGCCCCACTGGCGGTCGTGCCACCACTTGAATGGCGCCCGCTCCAGTAGCGCGAGCAGTTGATCGTGGCGGCCAGCGGCATACAGCGACGCAAGGCATGCGCTGGTCCCCTTGAAGAACCCGTGTCCGGTGGATCGGGAGCTCCAGACGTGTTCGACATGAGGCAGGAATTCATCGACCCACACCATCGCCTGTTCCGACGTGACGCACAGCTCGCCCCAGTGCTCCCCGAGGGATTCGATGTAGGGGATCTCATCGTCTTGCAAGGCCTGCCACAGGCGTTCCAGCCAACGCTGTCGAACGCGCGGCTCGACATCAGCCTTGGCGATGATGGGCACCAAGGTGTCGATGGTCCGGTTCACTGCGGTGCCCAGGGCGCCGGAAGAACTGTCGACCTGCTCCAGTGCTGGCGACAGCTTCTCCAGCAGTATCACGGCGCCCTCGGCGGCGAGCACCGGCTCCTTGCGTGCGACCGTCTTGATTTCAGCGAGCGCTTCTTTGATTCGCTGGATCGGCGTGTCTGATCGCCAGCCAAAGGCGTGACGGCGGAAGCGGGTGCTGAATTGCCACTTGTGCGTGGTCATGAGCGATCGTCCATGGACTACCGAACGGGGTGCTGGCCGTTTCGGATGAACCGATCGAAGGTGTCCTCCTCGGGCTCGCCATCGTCATGCTGTGGCCGCTGCCACTCAGCGTCCGGCATCAACAGCAGCGTCAGCGAGTAGTCGTATTGGCCCGCGACCCTGGTCATTTCGGTCAGTGGCATGGACGCTGGTTCGCGCGGGAACCAGGTCTGCGCCCGCGTCGATTGGGTCTGAGCACCCACATCCAAGAGGTTATTGCTGTGCGCCAAAGCGTCCTGAGGCAGCTCGATGGTGTTCTTGCGCGTTGCGAAGTAGGCGCCCGACTTGAAGGCGGCCTGGTTCGACTTTGACCACAGGAGGTGGTCGTCACGGCTTGCCACGAGGACGGCGCGCTTCTCGGCGATCTCCGTCCACCGCAGTGCGGCGGCAGTCAGCGACACGCCATAGCGTTCAGCGCAGTGACCCAGCAGGTCGAAGCTGACGGGTTGGCCATCGACTTGCCTCCTGAAGTCGTCCAGCGGCATCAGCAAGGTCGACGCGAACTTGTCAGCCTCGGTTTCGATGTCCCGCTCGTTGCCGTCACCCGTCTCGATGTCGTCGTCACCGCACTCGAACCGATCTTGGCCGTGGCGGTGCAGGATGTAGTGACCGAACTCGTGCGCGATCGTGAAACGCTTGCGTCCCTCGGACCGGACGGCGCTGTTGTAGACGATCAACCACTTCGACCGTGCCTTGTTGGCCGCGAGCATCCCCTCCAATCCATCCAGGTCCTCGCCCTGGACCTTGTCCACGGGCGAGTCGGCAAAGCACTGCCGGGAATACTCCAGTGCGACCTCATCGACCTTGACCGGAAAACGGTTCGATCCCAGCACCATGTTGAGCATGGATGAGATGCGGTTGGCCTCCGCCATCGGTTGCTTGCGTTCGGTCACTCGTCGTCATCCCATGCGTCGAGGATCTTGCGCAGCCGCTTCTTAGTGTCGTCCGGCATGCTCTTGTACTTGCGGAAGAAGGCCTCGTCGATGACCTCTTCGCCAGGCGATGCCGTCGACTCGGTGAGCAGGAACTCGGTCGTGACTTCGAGCACAGACGCAATCTTGCCGATCTTGTCGGCCGACGGTTTCGGGTCGTCCTTGTTCTCCAGCTCCCAGATATAGCTCTTGCTGGATTCGGTCAGCTCCGCCAGTTGTTCAAGGCTGAGCTTCTTCTGCTTCCGCAGTGCGCGGATCTTGTCGCCCAGGGGTGATGGCACCGAATGCTCCTAAATGGTCTGCTCCAAGCCGAAAATAATACCACCAGACCGAACGAAAACGTACCTGCTTGACAAACCCATATCCGACCAGAAATAATCCCAATCGTTCGGTACACCGAACAAAATCGGTCTGCAACCCCCAAGAACAAGACGGGCGGCTCGGGCTGGTGCCAACCCGGTCAACACTTTGCGAAGGGGGAATGTCAATGAACGATGCCGAGAACCTGTCCAAGCTGCTTGGCCACCTGCCGCCAGCGGTGTTCCGAGAATTCATGGTGGGGGAATTCGCTCTGACCATGCCGGATCTGGACAAGAAGCAGGGCAAGCAGGAACAGCGCGCTGTCATGGAGCCCGTCCTGTCGGCCCTGGATGTGAGCGCCCGGCGGAAGATCGAGGAAGTGGCCGAGCGCATCGTGCTTCTATCGGATGGCGCCGGGCAGGACGTCATCGATGGCATCAGTCAGGACATCGTCGGCGACGATGCCAAGGCCGCGTTTGCAGCCATCCCGAACCAATACGAACGCGCGCTGTGGCTGTATCTCAATGCGCCCGCACTGTTCGAGGAGGCGTTGAACGCCCGCCAGGCAGACGTCTTCCGTCAGAGCGCGTCTTGCTATTCAGGCTATGTCGCGCCCAAGGATCTGACGATCCTGGATGACGTGGCAGCTCGGCAGGCCTTCCACCAGGCCGTCGCCCAGCAGCTTGGCTGTGCAGCGGATACGGTTGCGGTTCAGGTTTTCAAGCGGCTGCGTCCCGACACCTTCACCGGCGAAGACGTCGATCTGTACCAGGTCAGCGTCCATCACAACCGCCCGCCCGAGATCATTGATCGTGTACAGGCCAGCGAACTGGTTCCCCAGGAGGTGATCCGGGCTGTGTCCTCGCACATCACTTACGAGCCCGCCAATGGCCACTTGGAGGTCTTGTCGAAAGACACCGACGGCCGCGAGGCGCTGGCGCGCATCGTGGCGGACTCGCTGCTGAAGTCGCCAATCACCGGCGACAAGATCCCGCTGAAGCAGTACGACTACCAAAGTCTGGCTGCGCCCCGCAGCTTCGATCTGACTGGCGAGGACGTGGCATCAGTCAAAGTGATCGAACTCGGCTACACCACGGCCAACCACCGGTCGTTGCTGCTGAAGATCTGGGCCAAGGACGTCGACGACATCTACACCGCCGCTCGTGCGCTGATCTCCATGTCGTTCGACTTCCGCCACCACCACATCAACTACGCGAAGCTGTCTATCCGCACAAAGAAGGTCGGCAAAGAACGTGCTCGCACGATCGTCGTGATCCTGCGCGACGACAACAAGTGCAACATCAAGACCAAACGCGAAAAGGATCGCGCGCTGTGCGACCGCTTGCTGGCAAAGTGGCAGTTGGTGAAGGAGATCGGCGATGGCGCAGAAGAGCCTGTCGACGCGCTCGCTGCTTGAGCTGATCGATCTCTTCGAACGATCGATCCACGCCGTTGCCGATGGTGACGGTCAGCGCCTGCGCGGCGTGCCCGGCTGGGATTTGTCGCGCCGTGGGGCGCTGTCCGATCGCGACATGGCGGCGTGGACCGAACTGATCGGCTATGCAGGCAGCTATCCCGCACCCCTTGGCGATGAGCGAACCTCGGTCGAAATCGAGGAAGACGATGACCCGGATCGGTATCGCTACCGATGCCCCGAGACTTTCCGCACCAAGTACGTGTCTGCCGACCTGGTCGGCGTTCATGCTGTCCGCGAAGTGAATCTACTGAACTACTTGGCGGACTTGCTCGCGGTGCCTCTGGCCCAACGCAGCGGCATCACGGCACCCGCCATCGATGGCGTGCTGTGGCGCCTTGGCAAGATGCGCATTGCGGACGCGCAGGTCGACGCTTGGGTCGTCCGGGGAATCTCGTCATCGACCGAAGAGGTGTTTGCGCATTTCCGTGCTCCGCCGCTTCCTGATCAGGGATTGATATTCGCCACAGGCCAGGCTCTTCCCGACATCGTTCTGCCGCCCCGCGGCTACCGCATCGTCCCGATCGCGAGCGCACTGATCGACCATGCCATCAAGCCAAACATCGACATCGACATGATCCACCGGCTGCTGCTGGCGCCAGTGGGCACCAAGGTGGAGAAGTCTCTACCGGTTCGCTTCGACAGGTACTCCAACACGCTGGTCATCGTCACCAAGTCTGACAAGCCCTGGCCGATCAAGGGCGCGAGGCAGATCGCCGTGGTCAGCCATCTGTTCGAGCAGTTCGAAAACGGGCGCCGCTGGGTCCCCGCCCGTGAAATTCTGGATGCCGTGTACGGGTCGAAGAAATCCGGACGCAGCCAGCGGATCCAAAACATCTTCAGCGGCAACCTGATCTGGGAGGACTACATCGCTGGCGATGGGAACGGCCTCTACGGATTCAATCTGGACTGACCAGCACCAGCCGGACACGCCACGCACAGCCGCCTTCGGGCGGCTTTTTGCTTTCTGCGGCCTGTTTTCTCGCGTTGTGGCTGAGCCCGTACATCAGCCCGTACATGGCGGTGGCAGACGCCCGTACACGCCGAATTTGAAGATCACCTCACGTTTTCGCAACTACCCGAAAGGAGAAAAACGTGAGTGTCAAACACCTCAACCAACGCCAACTGGCGGACCGTTGGGACGTCAGCGAAGCCACACTGGAACGCTGGCGGTCCGAAGGAATCGGTCCCGTCTTTCTGAAACTGCAGGGGCGCGTTCTCTACCGCCTCGAGGACGTCGAGGCCTTCGAGTCCGACAGTCTGCGCAAGAGCACGTCCGAGCGCGTCGATGCGGGAGGTGCGGCATGAGCCACCTCACCCCCGATCAAGTGCTGGTCACGCCAGCCGGCGAACTCGCCGAACAGTCCAGCGAGTCGCTCTTCAAACTGAAGAACGACGCGGCCGATCTCCTGGCTGCTGCCAAGGCGATCGTCGAGCACGTCGACCGCGCCCTGGATCTCCGGTACGCCCAACGCGCCCACCAATTGCGTCTGGCGGCCGGCAAGGACACCGGCGTCGTGCACTTCGATGACGGCCAGGTCCGCATCACGGCCGACCTGCCCAAGAAGGTCGAGTGGGACCAGGCCAAGCTGAACGACATCACCCGCCGCATCGCCGCCAACGGCGAAGACCCCAGCGAGTACGTCGAGATCAGCTACCGCATCTCCGAGACCAAGTTCAACGCGTGGCCAGAGACGCTGAAGACCGCGTTTGCCCCGGCGCGAACGCTCAAGACCGGCAAGCCCGGGTTCCGCCTCGCACTGATTCAGGAGTGATCACCATGAAAACCAAATCCACGTTGATCGAGCTGCTGCTCAAGCAGTCCGAGATGTACCTGCGGGACCTGCCGGAGACGATCCGCATTCCGGCCCTCGATGGCAATCGTGCCGATGAAGTGGTGCGCCCGTTGGAGGATGCGACCGTCGACGACCTGGCCTTCGCGATTCAGGGCATGGAAGCCGAGTCCCGCATGCACCACCGCCGCTTGCAGGGGCTGCGCGATCTCTATGACCTGGCCCGCAAGCGCGGCGCTCTGGGCGTCACCACGGTGGCTGCTGCATTCGCCGATCTGGCCGGTGAAGGGGGCCAGAAATGAGCCTGCCCATCATCACTGCCGACCAACGACTCGCTGAACGCCGTGGTGTCAAGGGCGTGCTCATTGGCAAGAGCGGCATCGGCAAGACGTCGCAGCTCTGGACGCTGAAGCCCACGGCCACGCTGTTCTTCGACCTTGAGGCTGGCGATCTCGCGGTCGAAGGTTGGGCAGGCGACACGATCCGGCCCCGTACTTGGCAGGAGTGCCGTGATTTCGCGGTCTTCATCGGCGGCCCGAACCCGGCGCTGCGCGAAGACCAGCCCTACAGCCAGGCCCACTTCGATGCCGTCTGTGCGCGTTTCGGCGATCCATCGGTCTTGGACAAGTACGAGACCGTCTTCGTCGACTCGATCACCGTGGCTGGACGTCTGTGCCTGCAATGGTGCAAGGGGCAGCCGCAAGCGTACTCGGAGAAGACCGGCAAGCCCGACAGCCGAGGCGCCTACGGCTTGATGGGCCAGGAAATGATCGGCTGGCTCACGCACTTGCAGCACACGCGCCGCAAGAACGTGTGGTTCGTCGGCATCCTGAATGAGGCCCTGGACGACTTCAACCGCCGCATCTTCTCGCTGCAGATCGACGGTTCCAAGACCGGGCTCGAGCTGCCTGGGATCGTCGACGAGGTCGTGACCCTGGCCGAACTCAAGGCCGATGACGGCAGTGGTTATCGGGCATTCGTCTGCCACACGCTGAACCCATGGAACTACCCGGCGAAGGACCGTTCCGGTCGGCTTGACGCCATCGAGGAGCCGCATCTCGGCCGCCTGATGGAAAAGATCGCCGGCCCGGCCAAGCCCGCCATCGATCGACTCGATTTCGCTCGCCCCAACGCCGCTTCCACCCCCGAATCCACTTCGACTCAGGAGTCCTGATCATGACCTACTTCGACTTCAATTCCGCTTCCGAGCAGACGTCCTTCGACCTGATCCCCAAGGGCACCTTGGTCCGCGTGCGCATGACCATCCGTCCGGGTGGCTTCGATGACGCGTCCCAAGGATGGACTGGCGGCTACGCCACCCGCAACGACAACACCGGCTCGGTCTACCTGAACTGCGAGTTCGTCGTCATGGAGGGTGAGTTCGCCCGCCGCAAGATGTGGTCGCTGATCGGCCTGCACAGCCCCAAGGGCCCGGAGTGGGCCAACATGGGTCGCACCTTCGTCAAGGCGATCCTCAACTCGGCGCGCGGCGTCCATCCCGGCGACAACAGCCCGGCGGCGCAGAACGCCCGACGCATCAGCGGATTCGCCGACCTCGATGGGATCGAGTTCCTGGGCAAGGTCGACTGGGACAAGGACCAGAACGGCCAGGACAAGAGCGTCATCAAGGCGGCCATTACGCCGGACCACAAGGACTACGCGGCGCTGATGGGCGGAGCGCGTCAGCCCGCACCTGCTCCCCAGGCGCCCAGCGCACCCAACGCCTACGCGCAGGCCACCGGCCGGGCACCCACACCGGGCCGTCCCAGCTGGGCGCAGTGACGGAGGGCCACGATCATGATGCTCCGTCCCCGTCAATCCCTCCTGGTCGAGCGCACCCTGGCGGCGCTTGACGAGCATGGGAACACATTGGCTGTTGCGCCGACTGGATCGGGCAAGACCATCATGCTGTCGGCTGTCACCGGCAGGGTGTTGGTCGAGCCCGATGCGAAAGCCTGCATCCTTGCCCACCGTACCGAGCTGACCGGCCAGAACCGAGAGAAGTTCGCGCGGGTGAATCCTGGCATGAGCACGTCCGTGTTTGATGCCAACGAGAAGTCCTGGCGCGGTCAGGCGACGTTCGCGATGGTGCAGACCCTGTCGCGTCAGACCCATCTCGACCAGATGCCCGCCTTGGATCTGCTCGTGATTGACGAAGCGCACCATGCGTCGTCGCCGACCTACCGTGCAGTCATTGACTCAGTGCTGGCCCGCAATCCTCGCGCTGGCATTTGCGGTCTGACAGCTACGCCGAATCGCGGTGACGGGAAGGGCCTGCGCGAGGTCTTTTCCAACGTCGCCGATCAGATCACGCTGAGCGAGATGATCGCGGCCGGGCACCTTGTTCCGCCGCGGACCTTCGTGATCGACGTCGGCGTGCAGGACGCACTGCGCCACGTCCGCCGCACCGCGATGGACTTCGACATGGACGAGGTCGCATCCATTCTCGACAAGCGGCTGATCACGGAAGCGGTGATCAAACACTGGAAGGCGAACGCGTCGTCGCGCAAAACCATCGTCTTCTGCTCGACGGTTGCCCATGCGCAAAACGTCTGCGATGCATTTGTCGACGCAGGCGTGCACGCCGTGCTCGTCCACGGCGAGTTGTCCGATGCGGATCGCAAAGCGCGCCTGGCGAACTACGAGACGGGGCGTGCTCAGGTCGTTGTCAACGTGGCGGTGCTCACCGAAGGCTACGACTACACGCCCACCAGCTGCGTCGTTCTGCTGCGTCCCAGCTCCTACAAGTCCACCTTCATCCAGATGGTCGGTCGCGGACTGCGCACTGTCGACCCTGAGGAATTTCCGGGCGTGATCAAGACCGAGTGCATCGTGCTGGACTTCGGCACAGCTAGCTTGATGCACGGTTCGATCGAACAAGAGATCAACCTCGACGGCCATCAGAGCGAAGGTGATGCGCCAACCAAGGACTGCCCAGATTGCGGCGCCATCGTTCCGCTGGCCTGCATGGAGTGCCCGCTGTGTGGGCATGTGTGGGAGCGGGCGCCGCAGGAACTGGGCGTACTGGCGGACTTCGTCATGAGCGAGATCGATCTGCTCAAGCGCTCCAACTTCCGCTGGTGCGACCTGTTCGGGCATGACGACGCACTCATGGCCACCGGCTTCAACGCATGGGGCGGCATCTTCTTTCTCAATGGCCGTTGGCACGCCGTCGGTGGCGGGAAGGACTTGAGGCCGCACCTGCTGGCCGTCGGCGAGCGCACGGTTTGCATGGCCAAGGCCGACGACTGGCTCAACGACCACGAGTCCGCCGACTCCGCCTACAAGACCCGGCGCTGGCTCAACGAGCCGCCCACGGAAAAGCAGTTGCGCTACATCCCCGAGCAGATGCGTGCGGACTTCGGCATGACCCGCTACCAGGCATCGGCCCTGTTGGCCTTCCAGTTCAACAAGTCGTCGATCCAGCGGCTGGTCGTCGCGGCCAACGACGGTCATCGGGAGGCAGCTTGAAATGCGCGATCTGCTCCCGCAAGGCCAAGGGGTACGGCTGGTTCAACCCTCGGCTCAAGCCGAGCGACCCGAATCGCTACTCGGACAAATGGGTGTTCTGTTCGCGTCGCTGTCAGGACGCGTTCTGCCTGCTGATGAACAAGACGGAGGCGCGCATGATCGATCCGAGTGACATGGAGCTGGCCGCGATGCGCGCGTGCTTGCCGCCGTTGGGTGAGTACGTGGGCTCGATCGGCATGGAGCGCCCGCTGGCGAACTACACCCGAGAGGAGGTGCTGACCCTGATCGACGTCGTGGTCACGGCGTATCAAGACCAGATGATCGAAGAGCACGAGCGCATGGCCGCAAAGGACCGTGCCTTCCTGGAGGAACGCCTGGCACGCCAGGGCCAGACATCTCCGAAGGGGGTGCCGTTCTGATGCTGGACTTCAACCACCGCCCCAAGGTCCATGAACAGATCAGCGACCTGATCGACGCCGCACTGACCAAGGATCGTGAGGGCCAGGCACCACGCACCTACCTCGGCGCGTCGAGACTCGGTGTCGCCTGTGAGCGGGCGCTCCAGTACGAGTACCTGAGAACCCCGGTTGATCCTGGTCGAGAGATCCCGGGCCGCATCCTGCGTGTCTTCGAAGTTGGGCATGCCCTTGAAGACGTCGCCATTCGCTGGCTGCGCTTGGCTGGGTTCGACCTGTACACGCGCAAAGCCAACGGCGGCCAGTTTGGCTTCTCAGTGGCGGGCGGTCGCATCCAGGGCCATGTCGATGGCGTGATCAACGCCGCCCCCAGTGATCTCGGGCTCCAGTGCCCGTCGCTGTGGGAATGCAAGACCATGAACGACAAGTCTTGGCGCGATACGGTCAGGCACGGTGTCGCTCGTTCCAAGCCCGTCTATGCCGCCCAGATGGCGATCTACCAGGCCTACATGGAAGCGACGGTTCCGGGCATCTCTCGCAATCCTGCGCTGTTCAACGCCATCAACAAGGATTCCCAGGAGATCTGGTTCGAGCTGGTGCCGTTTGACGGTGGACTGGCGCAGCGCATGTCGGATCGGGCTGTCCGGGTGATCTCGGCATCCGAGTCCGGTGAGCTGCTGCCGCGCCACGCCACCACACCGACCCACGTCGAGTGCAAGTTCTGCTCTTGGCAGGACCGGTGCTGGAGGGCGACGTGATGGGCAACAACATCGTGTGGCTGGACTTCAACGACGCTGCCGAACCGCGCGAGGATCTGATCAGTGACACCGAGGCACTGCGCACCGGCCTGCTGGATCGCCTGGAAGCGGTCTTGCACTACCTGTTCCCGCAAGGCCGCATCCGGGGCGGCAAGTTCTATGTGGGCGACGCCGACGGCTCGCCTGGCAAGAGCCTGGTTGTCGAGCTCGAGGGTCCCCGTCGCGGCCTGTGGAAGGACTTTGCCACCGGCGAGGGCGGTGATCTCATCGACCTGTGGGCACGCTCCCAGGGCCTGTCCGCCCGACACGACTTCCCGAGGCTGGCGACAGAACTCCGGCAATGGCTGGGTATCGCCCCACCTGCGCAGTCCGTGGCGCGTCACGCTGTCCGCACCGTTGCCGTCGATGAGCTTGGCCCCTACACAGCAAAGTGGGACTACCTGACACCAGATGGCGATCTGATCGCCTGCGTCTACCGCTACGACCCGCCGACTGGCAAGGAGTACCGCCCTTGGGACGTGCGCGCTCGGATGTGGCGGGCGCCTGATCCGCGACCTCTGTACAACCTGCCGGCGGTCACCCAGTCCTCGCTGGTCGTCTTGGTCGAGGGCGAAAAGTGCGCCGATGCCTTGATTGCTTGCGGCATCCCTGCGACCACCGCGATGAACGGCGCGAAGGCGCCGATCGACAAGACCGACTGGCGTCCCCTGGCTCGGCGCTCCGTGCTGATCTGGCCCGATCGTGATGCGCCAGGCTGGGACTACGCCGAGAACGCCGCGCGCGCATGTGTGGCGGCAGGCTGTGCCTCCGTTTCAATCCTGGTGCCGCCATCGGACAAGCCCGACAAGTGGGACGCTGCCGATGCTGCTGCCGAGGGATTCGACTGCTCCGAGTTCATTGCGCAGGGCGAACGACGGGTGGTCAAGGCCGCGTCGCCGCTGCTGCCGACCTTTACGCTGGGTGCGTTGTTGGATGACGACTCGCCGCTGCCGCCTGATCTCATCTCTCCGCGCGTGCTCACGCCGGCAGGGATGCTGGTTTTCGGCGGCGCGCCGAAGGTTGGCAAGAGCGACTTTCTGCTGGCGTGGCTGACCCATATGGCTGCTGGCGCAGCCTTTCTCGGCATGCACCCGCCGCGACCCCTGCGCGTGTTCTACCTGCAGGCCGAGGTGCAGTACCACTACCTGCGTGAGCGGGTCAAAGAAGTACGCATCCCGGCCAGCAGGCTCTTGGATGCCCGCTCGAATTTCGTGGCCACGCCCCAACTGCGCCTCGTGCTGGACGACGCTGGCCTCGCGCAGGTCATTCCGGCCATTGCGAATGCGTTTGGCGGCGAGCCTCCGGACATCATCGCCATCGATCCCATCCGCAATGTGTTCGATGGTGGCGACGCCGGTGGCGAGAACGACAACGGCGCGATGCTGTTCTTCCTCTCGCAGCGTGTTGACCGGATTCGTCAGGCGGTCAACCCAGATGCTGGGGTGATCCTGGCCCACCACACCAAGAAGCTGGGCAAGAAGCAGTTCGAGGAAGACCCGTTCCAGGCTTTGGCGGGTGCCGGAAGCCTGCGCGGCTACTACTCGACCGGGATGCTGCTGTTCCGGCCGGACGAGACCCGTACGACACGCCAGCTCATCTTCGAGCTGCGCAACGGCGCCGGTATTCCGCTCAAACACGTCGACAAGATCAGCGGCGAGTGGCGGGAGGTCGATGCCCACGACCGCCTCGTGATGAAGGACTACGGCGAACGCCTGGATGCTGAGCGCCGTCGCAAGCGGGACGCCATCCTGCAGATCCTGTTCGACGAGGCTGCTGCCGGGCACTGCTACACCGCCAATCAGTTCGCTGAGGCCTTTGAGGGCAAGGCGGGTCTCGGCGGCGAACGCACCATCCGCGAGCGGATCTCGGCGCTGTCCACGCAGGGATACATCAAGTATTTCCGCAACGCGGCGGACTATGGCCTGCCATCGAGCGGCCGCACCAAGTTCGGCTACCTGTGCGTTGAGGGCATGGTCCTGCGAGCACCCAGTGGCGATCCCGACCCTGCCACCGGCGAGTTGCCGATGCGTGAGCACCCGGTGCTCCCCACCCACTACAAGTGCCCGCACTCCGGGGCGGCGATGCCCGTCGAGAACCCGGAAGTGTGGGTCTACCACGATGAACTGAATGATCCGGAGGCCCCATGATGAGTGCTCGTTTCGCAGTTGGCAGAGCCGTTGCCGACTGTGCCCACCACTCTGCCAACTGCCGCCAGTTGGCAAATCCCTTCCAACTGCAAACCCTTGCAGGACAAGGACTTGCCGGGATGCAAGCTCAGTTGGCAGTCGGCAAGCCTGCCAACTTGCCAACTGACGCAAACCCGCGTGGTTGTTCACTTTTCCGGGTGAATCCAGTTGGAGAAAACTCTCCCTCCTACTACGTAGGAGAGGGAACAGCGGTTCCCTCTGCCCTACGTGGAGGCTTGTCGGGCGATCGAGGAAGCAGCGGACACCCAGTCGGTGGTACATCGATCCTGGCCTTGGACCTCGGAACCCAGACTGGCTGGGCATTGCTCGGTCGTGACGGCGCTATCACCAGCGGGTCTGAGCTCTTCAAGCCCCAGCGCTTTGAGGGTGGAGGCATGCGCTACCTGCGGTTCAAACGTTGGATCACGGAGGTCAAGCAATCGGCCGATGGATTGAACGCGGTGTTCTTTGAGGAGGTTCGTCGGCACGCCGGTGTTGATGCTGCTCACGCATACGGTGGCTTCATGGCCCATCTGACCGCCTGGTGCGAGCACCACCAGATCCCGTACCAGGGCGTGCCGGTCGGCACGATCAAGAAGCACGCCACCGGCAAAGGCAACGCGAGCAAGGACGACATGGTCGCCGCCGCCCGCCGCCTTGGCCATGCCCCTGCTGACGACAACGAGGCCGATGCCCTGGCGATCCTGCACTGGGCCATCGAGACCCAGGAGGTGTGACATGAAGATCCCACCACCTCAGTACCGCAGCCCCCTGGGACGGCTCGTGGCAGAGTCCCGAGCAGACCCCGAAGAGATCAAGCGCGAGGGCTGGCTTGACCAGCACATCCTCGTCATCTCCCCCGAGGATGCACGGCTCAACTGGACCGAGCGCGAGCTGTTGCGCCGCATTGGCGATCGCTTGTACGGAGCCAAGGAGCGTCGCCATGGCTGAATGGACCGTCGAGCTCGTCGCCGATCGCTTTTGGGAGGCCGCACGCACGGCCCATCGTCTGCCACCCGTTCGAGTCCAGGGTTACTTCAACTGCTGGCCAGCCATCCAACGCATGCCTTGGGAGAACCTCGGAGCAGAACCTCCCATCGTTCGCTTCCCGCCAGAACCGGCGGCCATCGACCGCATGTTGGAAACGATGCAATGGGTGCTATGGCTGGAGGTCGAGCAGCGCCACCTCGTCTGGATGCGGGCCGAGCGCTACCGGTGGAAGGAGATCTGCTGCCGATTTGGTTGTGATCGGACGACAGCCTGGCGTCGATGGCAAGGCGCCTTGACGATCGTGGTGTCGCAGCTCAACGGCGTGACCAAGCCTGTGGCGGCATGAATGCGTGAGGGGAGTCACGTGAAACCGAAGGCCGCTTCCAACTCGTGCGACCAGAAACGGGCGCATGCTGCTTTTGCCATCGAAGGCAGCTGCAACATTTCGAAGAGTTTTGGCTACTATTCACCGTAATCTTGCGAGCACTGCGCGCGTGAAGGCCACGGAGAAATTCGTGGCCTTCGTCGTTTCCTGCTCGGCGCTCAGAACAATTTCGACGGGTCCTTCCTGCCGAAAATGCAATGCGGGGGGCGCGAGCGCGGCATTCGCCTAGCGTCTGACTGCAAACCGAGGTTTGCACCGGTTTGCAGTTTGCACCCCGACCCAGCCATCGAGCCCGCCCACGGCAACCCCGTCGGCGGGCTTTTCCATTTCGCGAGCAGTGCCCCTGGCGGCCCGGGTGGGTTCACTCCTTTCCTGCTCGGGCCGCGCTTTTTTCGAGGACCACATCCTGAACACCCTCAACGTCGCCTACCGCAAGGTCGAGACGCTGATCCCCTACGCCAAGAACCCACGGACCCACACCGATGCCCAGATCGCCAAGATCGCTGCGAGCATCGTGGAGTACGGGTGGACCAACCCCGTGCTGGTGGACGGCGCCAATGGCGTCATCGCGGGCCACGGGCGTCTGGCGGCCGCACACAAGCTCGGCCTCGCCGAAGTGCCGGTGATTGAACTGGCGCATCTGACGCCGGCACAGAAGCGGGCCTACGTGATCTCCGACAACCGCCTGGCGCTCGACGCCGGCTGGGACGAAGAACTGCTGGCGCTGGAGTTAGCGGAACTCTCCGAGTCCGGCTACGACCTGGCGCTGACCGGCTTCGACGATGGCGAGATCGAGACCTTCCTGGCCCGTGCTACCGGGGAGGACGATGCTCAGTCCCGTGAGTCCGATGCGGACGCCGCAGACGACGTGCCCGAACCGCCACAGGTTCCGGTAAGCCAAGTCGGCGACGTGTGGGCGATCGGACGGCACAGATTGATCTGCGGCGATTCGACCGACGCGAGCGTGGTTGCCGCGTTGATGGCGGACGAGCGCGCCCGGCTGTGCTTCACGTCACCGCCCTATGGCAACCAGCGCGACTACACGAGCGGTGGCATCGCCGACTGGGATGGGCTCATGCGCGGCGTTTTCGGCAACGTGCCGATGGCCACTGACGGACAGGTGTTGGTCAACCTCGGCCTGATCCATCGGGACAACGAGTTCATCCCGTACTGGAACGCGTGGGTCGAGTGGATGCGCACGGCCGGCTGGCGGCGCTTCGCCTGGTACGTCTGGGACCAGGGGCCGGGCATGCCCGGTGACTGGTCCGGACGATTCGCGCCGAGCTTCGAGTTCGTGTTCCATTTCAACCGCGAGAGCCGCAAGCCGAACAAAATCGTCCCCTGCAAGTTCGCGGGCCAGGAAACGCACCTGCGCGCCGACGGATCGTCCACGGCGATGCGCAGCAAGGATGGCGAGGTGGGCGGCTGGACGGCCGCAGGCCAGCCGACGCAAGACTTCCGCATCCCCGACTCGGTCATCCGCGTCATGCGGCACAAGGGGAAGATCGGGCAGGACATCGACCACCCGGCCGTGTTCCCGGTGGCCCTGCCGGAATTCGTCATTGAGGCCTTCACGGAACAGGCCGACATCGTGTTCGAGCCGTTTGGCGGCAGTGGCAGCACGATGCTCGCGGCCGAGCGCACGGGGCGCATATGCCGCGCCGCGGAAATCGCACCTGAGTACGTCGACGTGGCGATCCGGCGCTTCCTGCAGAACCACCCGCAGGCGCAGGTCACGCTCCTGGCCACCGGCCAGAGCTTCGCTGAGGTGACCAAGCAACGCCTGTACGTCGGGGAGACGGGGCAATGAGTTCCTGGCTCGCCGACAAGATCGAGCCGTGGCCGACGACCCGGCTCATCCCGTATGCGCGCAACGCGCGGACGCACTCGCCGGAGCAAGTGGCCCAGATCGCGGCATCGATCGCTGAGTTTGGATTCACCAACCCGATCCTGGCCGGAAGTGACGGCGTGATCGTTGCGGGTCACGGCCGGCTGGCTGCTGCCCAGAAGCTGGGCTTGGCGACCGTGCCGGTGGTGGTCCTCGATCACCTCACCCCGACGCAGCGCCGGGCGCTGATCATCGCGGACAACCGGATCGCCGAAAACGCCGGATGGGACGATGCGCTGCTGCGCATCGAAATGGCGGACCTGCAGGATGCCGACTTCGATCTGTCGCTCACAGGCTTCGATGCCGACGCTCTAGCTGAACTGATGGCGGGCGACGAACCGGAGGGAGAAGGCCAGACCGACGACGACGCAGTCCCGGACGTGGCCGAGACGCCGGTATCGCGGTTCGGCGACGTCTGGATGCTGGGCGGCCACCGGCTGCTGTGCGGCGACTCGACCGTGGCTGAGAGCTACGACAGGGTGCTCGACGGCGAGCCAGTGGACATGGTCTTCACCGACCCGCCCTACAACGTCAACTACGCCAACAGCGCCAAGGACAAGATGCGCGGCAAGAAACGGGCGATCCTGAACGACAACTTAGGCGACGGTTTCTACGACTTTCTGCTGGCAGCGCTCACGCCGACAGTCGCCCATTGCCGGGGTGGTATCTACGTGGCGATGTCATCCAGCGAACTGGATGTTTTGCAGTCTGCCTTCCGTGCGGCCGGCGGCAAATGGTCGACGTTCATCATCTGGGCCAAGAACACCTTCACGCTGGGCCGTGCCGACTACCAGCGCCAGTACGAGCCGATCCTCTACGGATGGCCCGAGGGGGCGCAGCGCCACTGGTGCGGCGACCGCGACCAGGGCGATGTCTGGAACATCAAGAAGCCACAGAAGAACGACCTGCACCCGACGATGAAGCCGGTGGAGTTGGTCGAGCGCGCGATTCGCAATTCGAGCCGGCCCGGCGACGTGGTCCTCGACCCGTTCAGCGGCTCCGGCACGACGCTCATCGCGGCGGAGAAGTCTGGGCGGCTGGCGCGGCTGATCGAACTCGATCC